GGATCATTTAATGACAAAGATGTTAATCAACATCAATTAGAGTCATATGGTATGCAGTATCACGAGAAAGCAAAAACACTAAATGCTAACTCATCAGAGGCTGAAATATTTAATGTAATGGGACAACTACAGTCACTACAAAGAATTAAAAAGTCTGGTGAATTAGAAAGCAGTTATAAAGAACAAGATAAAATTACCCAACATGGGAAACCAAAACCGTAAGTTATTATTTTTAATAGCATTACCTAGATCTGGAAATACTTTATTTACAAGTATTATAAATCAAAATCCGGAAATAGCTTGCACAGCTAATTCTGTGACTTTAGAAATAATGAAGAATCTTTTTTTAGTAAAGACAACAGATACGTTTAAAAACTTTCCTGATTACAAATCTTTAGATAACGTATTGGATAATGTATATAATTTATATTACAAAGATTGGCCCCAACGAATAATTATAGATCGTGGCCCTGCACTAACGAGTGCTAATCCTGGAAATTTTGAGTTAATGCAAAGACATTTTAAACCTGGTTTTAAATGCATTGTTTTACTTAGAGATTTAATGGAAGTGTTTGCAAGCTATATGAAATGGTATACAGAAAATCCAGATTCTTTTGTAAATAAATTTGGATTTAGTGACGAAGAAAAACTATTAGCATTAATGAATAAAGATGGCGCTATTGTAAAAGAAATTAGATCTATTCAAAATGCATACAATTATCCTAACATGTGTCATTTTATTAAATACAACGACATGGTAGCTGATCCAGAAAAAATATTTAAAGAACTATATAAATTTTTAGATGAACCTTATTACCCTCATTACTTTGAAAACTTGAAACAAATTAATATTAATGATATAAAATACAACGATACAGTAGTAGGAAAGAATATGCACACTATAAGAACAATAGTTAAAAAAGAAACAAATAATTATATTGTGCCAAAAAGTATTAGAGAAAAATATGAACACATTAAAATTTGATTTTATATTTTTAGGTCAATCGGTTTTAAAGTATCAAGTACCGCTCGATATATTTACTGCGATCAATCAGCTCTACGAACAAAACTTTCATAACCTTGCACCAGCTAATGATCAATTAGTTGGCAAAATAGAAAAAGAACATTCTTTATTTTATAAGGGTGAAGATCAAACAAAAATGAAAAACCATAATATGTTGCCTAGAAATGTTACAGATTATTTCATGACTGTGTTTAAACATTATTTAGCTTTTAATAAAATAAGAGATTACGATTTCCGTTTAAATTCTGTTTGGATTAATGAAATGAAACAACACGAATATAACCCTGCACATATACATAGAGGCATGTTATTTACTGGTCTATCTAGTGTTATGGTTTTAAAATTACCATCAACATTTGGTAAAGAATATTCAAATGCTGGAGTACCACAAAATGGTAGACTACAGATATTAGGTGCAGCTAATGGTCAGTTTGCTAAAATAGATTATCAACCACCAATGAACCTTAGAGATTTTTATATCTTTCCATATGATATGAGACATACAGTATATCCATTTAATGGAACTAATGAGACTAGACGAACTCTTGCTGCAAATTGTGATGTACATTTTGATCCAATAAAAAACAGAGGCGCTAACTAATGGAAAAACAATATTACATAGATAATCACATAGGTGTATTTAAAAACTTTATGCCAAACGAAATGATTGATAGTTATTTAAAATATTTTAATAGATGTGAACAACAAGATGTAGTGTATCCAAGAACAGAAGATGAAATGCTGGTATCAGATAATGCAATTGATACTATTAGAGATATTAATCTTCCTATGACTTATAATAATAAACCTTTTATAAATATGTTTTTTAAAGATGTGTATCCATTATATACTCAAAAATACTCATATCTTAAAAAATTATCTAGACATCAGATACTAGAAGTTAAAATACAAAAAACTAAAGTAGGTGAAGGTTATCATTTTTGGCACGCTGAAAATGCTGATATGAGATCTAGAAATAGAATATTAGCTTTTATGGTATATCTTAATGATGTGACTGAAGGTGGGGAGACAGAATTTTTATATCAGAAGTGTAGGTTTAAATCAGAAAAAAATACATTGTTAGTTTGGCCATCACAGTTTACACACATTCATAGAGGCAACCCTCCTTTGTCAAATGACAAATATATAATAACGGGATGGGTAGAATACGGATATTAATATGATAACAGAACCACGTTGGAAATCTTTTATAGTTCAAACAACAGTACCAATCTTTACACCAGAACAGTGTAAGATGATTATTGAAGCTGGAAGAAGCGAGCCTAAAAATGATGCAGGAGTTGGAGGTGATAAAAGTAATAGAAGTGGCGTGATAGATACTAAAACCAGAACCTCACATATTAGTTGGATACCATTTAAAAAAATGGGTGACATGTATAAAGACATTGAACATATTATGAAAACAACCAATGGTAATCATTTTGGTTTTGATGGTATGACGATTACAGAACCTGCACAATACACAGAATATCCAGAAGGTGGGTTTTATGAATGGCATGTAGATAATGATGTGAATATGCAACACGAACCACCGGTAAGAAAAATATCTATGACTTGTTTGTTGTCTCCTGAGAATGAATTTGAAGGTGGTGACTTAGAACTTCAAGCTGAAGGTAAAGTTGCAAAAATAAAACAAGGTTATGCAATATTTTTTGCATCATTTATAAGACATAGAGTTACACCAGTTATACGTGGTAACAGAAAATCTTTAGTTATGTGGTTTGGAGGCACTCCATTTAAATGATGTTTAAAGCTGCATACTTTCCAACTATGATTTACGCAAAAGACGTTAATCTAGATAATAGATTGTTTGAAAGAGAGGTTATCGAATGGTCTAAAAAAGATGAGGGTGTAAACAGAACTAATGTAAACGGTTGGCATAGTCAAACAAACATGCATGAGATACCAGTATTTAAACCACTTGTTGATGAATTATTTAAAATGCAACAACAAGTATTTTGGGAAGAATGGTTAGATAGTGAACCTTATATGGGAAATATGTGGGCAAATATAAATCCACCAGGTGGATATAACATGCCTCACGTACATCCAAATAGTCATTTTAGCGGGGTGTATTATATCAAAGCACCAAAAGACTCGGGTAAAATTGTTTTTAATGAACCAAAAACAGGAGCCCATATGGTAATGCCAAAAAGAAAAGAAGGTACACCGCCTTCAAATTTATGGAAAGAAGTTCACGTAGATCCGTTAGAAGGTAGAATAATTATATTTCCTGCATGGCTTTGGCATTGTGTTCAACCAAATAAAAGCAATGATATAAGAATATCAGTATCGTTTAATTTTTTACAAAAAGGATTCAATGTTTAAAGATCACAAATATCAAGTAATAAAAAATGCTGTATCATACGACTTAGCTAATTTTATATTAAACTATTTTTTACTTAAACGAGACGCAGTTGATTTTATGTATAAACATAATATACATTCACAGTCTCCTATTCTTGGAACATGGACCGATGAACAAATACCTAATACATTCTCTTGTTATAGTGATTTTGCTATGGAAACTCTTATGGTTAAAATGTTACCAGTAATGAAAAAACATACTGGCTTAGACTTAATACCAACATACTCTTATGCAAGAGCTTATAAAAAAGGTGATGAACTTAAAAGACATAAAGATAGACCTAGTTGTGAAATTTCTACAACAATCAATCTAGGTGGAGATCCTTGGCCTATATTTATAGATGGCACAGGTTCTAATAATGTTATTGATGAATACAAAAATATTCATAAACCCAACGCTCCTGCAGGCACAAAAGTCTTGCTTGAAGTAGGAGACATGCTAGTATATAGTGGCTGTGAACTCGAACATTGGCGAGAGCCGTTATGTTACAAAAATTAGGATTTGCACCTGGGTTTAATAAACAAGTCACAGAGACCGGGGCCGAGGGACAATGGTTTGATGGTGACAATGTTAGGTTTAGATATGGCACTCCAGAAAAAATTGGTGGTTGGACACAGTTAGGTGATAATAAATTAACTGGTGCGGCTAGAGCTATTCATCATTGGGATGATAATGCTGGTATTAAATACGCTGCTATAGGAACTAGCAGTATTTTATATGTATACTCAGGCGGAGTATATTATGACATCCACCCTATAAGAGTTACACTTACAGGTGCTAATTTTACAAGCACATTAAATCAAAACATAATTACAATTACCTGCAC